CTTCGTCGTACCAGACCTCAACGGAGTTGGTGCCGAACACCCAGACTTCGCGATGGTCAACTATCAGCGACACCACATCGTCGGGCGATCCTTCGGCGCTGGCAAAGTCCAGCGGATCGACTTGAGTGCCATCCAGCAGCGAGGTAATCCAAAGTTTCTGGCTGTTGGGTTCGTTGAACACGAAATACCCATCCAGATACCCCACGGTCACGGCGCCGGGGAACGAGGGGTCGAGGATCTGAGCGAACACGCCCGTATCGTTGTTGTAAATGTAGCTGTCCGGGTTACACGCCACAAAAAGCTGCGTGCCGTTGTCGGACATGCTGACCGGGCCGACGCCGGTAACCGCGCCCACCAGCGTGGCGGTCCAAGGCGTGGGCATACGGTACAGTTCGTTGCCTGACACCACGAACCCTACGCCGCCAAACGTCCAAAGCCCCCGGATAGGGCCAACGCCCACGGTGGCCAATTGCCGCAGCCCCGGCGCGCGGGTCAGGAAACCTACGCTTTTGCCGCCTTCGGGAGTCGCTTCAGGAAACAGATTGACCATGCGGCTGTCTGCCGCATTGACTGAGCGCGCCACATAGGACTGCCCAAGGAAAGGCGTCTGCATCAGAAGTTACCGGCGTAGACGTTAAACCTCTGTCGAGTGGTGACCAGAGTCGGCGGCATCGACATGATGTCCTCCGGTGCATTGATGCGCTTGACGTTGCGCTTGCTGGTCATGGCAATGCGCTGGACAGACGGCGAAGGCTCCACGCCAAACTCAGCGGCAAGTTCGCACGCCAGGTTGTAGCGGAACGCTCTCAGGTAGCCCGGAGGGAAAGCCAGCGTGGTGTTCAGCAACGCGGGCTGCGCCAGTTCCTCAACCGACACGAAATGCCACTCAAGCACCCGAGTAGGCTTGGGGTAGACGACCATCTCGATATTGGGGTGCGTCATGTTTACCCACATCACTTGCGGGTAAGTGCTGACCACAGTCTTTACAGCAATGCCGTTGTACTGCTGCTGGTTGATGAACTTGATGCCGTAACTGACGTTAGTCGTCGGATCACGGTAATAGGTCGAGTCATCAAGCAGCACCGGACGGCTACCAACAAAATCGCCGCTAGGGCCAAGCGACCGGGACAGCTCATCCGCAGGCCACGAAAACGTCTGGTCCTGAGTGGAGTAGACGCTAAGGCGCTCCGTATTCCAAGAGTCCAGCATCTGATTCATTGCGGTCAGCGAGTCCTGCGCGGTCGCCGCCGAAGGCACTTCGTCCTCCGCCAACTGGCCGATCAGGCGCAATGAGCCGTTAATCAGTTCCGCTGCGGTGGCCATGAATCAAAGACTCCTATTGCAATCACGGGGCGAGCGCAATACCGCGCCCGCCCCGTGCTGGGCACCATACTTACACGCAGTGAATGAGCGCGAAGTTGATGATGACCGCTTCCGACAGCGAGGTCGCCGCAGTGATGTTGCGGAGGGTGATAGACGCCGTGCCCACACCCAAGCTGTTCACCCAGCAATTGTACGACTCGACTGTCGCGCCACCCGAGATGGTGACGATCAGCGCGTCGTTTGAGCTGATGAACGAATTGTTCATCGTGAACGACACGTTGGTTGCGCCCGCAAGAGCCGCGTTGCTAAGCGTGATGCGGCCCGCGCTGGCGTTCAGCGTGACCGCCGTCGCCTTGCTCGTAAGCTGGGTAACCGCGCCCTGAGCAGCAGCGGTGTACCCCAGTTCACGATCCGAAAGAATAAGCTCTGCGCCAACGATGTTCTGATCTTCGTAGGCGACGCCAATCGGCTTCGTGTTGAACATTGAATTCTCCTGAAAAAGCCGCCCTACGGACTTACCGCAGGGCGGCTATGCCTTAGAGGCGGTACAGCGTCCAGGCGCCCTCGCCCGTCTTGCGAGCGCGGAACACTGCCGAGGTGGCCGTGGCCGCCGTAGCCAGACCCACAATCGTCCAGCCCGTGCCGGTTGCAACGGTCAGCGTGCTGCCTGCCGTGTTGACGAACGCCACATCAAAGCCGGAATCGGCCTTGCAGTTGCCAAGGGCCGTCTCGACCGCCAGCACCGTGGGCAGCGTCTGCGTGCCAGGCGTGCCGCTGGTGACGATAAGGCCGGTGAACAACTGAGCCGCCGTAAGCGTGCCCGCAGCGGACACCGCCGCAGGGGCGCCCTGGGTCACCAGAAGAACTTCGCCGACATTACCGTCAGTGTTCTGGTACCCGCTACCAATGGAAGGAATAGGCATTTGAATCTCCTGAAAAGTGAGTGGGTCGCCCCGGCAGTAACGCCGGGGCGACCGAGGACGTTAGCCCTGGAGCCGAGCGGCCATGGCCGGACGGATGGTCGAGTACCCGTACAGCACGTCGATGCGGCACGGCAGGCGGTCATTGTTGATGTCGTACTGACGGACAATACGCATCGAGATGCCGTTGTGAACCTGGCGCGAAGCCATGTCCACACCCTGCGGCAGCAGCAGATCGGCGGTAGCAAACGAGATCGAATCCTTGTGATAGATCAGGTTCTGAGCCGACTGCGAGTTCGCCGTACCAACCATGGTCACAATCGCCGACCCCTGCGGGAACGAATTGACCGTAGCCAGCGCCGAAACCGAAGTGTAGATCGCCGGGGAAATCTTCAGCGTGCCGGTGGTGGTCGCCGTGAGATCCTCGGTCACCACAAACTGCTGGAGCGAACCGGTCGTCTCACGGGTCTGCGGGTTGACCGCAAACACGCTAGCGATGGTGAACACATCGCCGCGCTTCCAGGTTGAGCCGGTGCCCGTAAAGCTGATCGGCAGCGTAGCCTGACCCTGCGTAGACAGCGTCGAGGTGACGGTGATGTTGCCGCTGGTCTGCCAAGATCCGGTCGTGTGCACGCGCACAGACTGGCTCATGCCCATCTCCTCGTAGCCGAGGATGCCTTCCGCCATCAGGCCGCTCTTGAACTGCTTGCTGATGGTGCTGACCGGGTTAAAGAGACCCTTCATGCCCTCGACCAGGCCCGCGTTGGCCGCCGGGTTGACGGTCAGGTAGCGGTTCGACATTCCGGCAGCCGCTTCGTTCAGCTTCTGCTGGCCCTGCAACAGCACCAGCGAGGTCGCCGGGGGCGTGCCGGGGGTGCCGACCGAAGCGTAGATGTCCTTGTACGCATTCGCCACATCGGCGTCGATGCTGGACGCAAGCTGCGAGATACGCGGCTTGAGAACGCGCTCCGCGAAGTCGTCCAACTGCATGGTCAGTTCGGCAGAGGTGAAGTTCACGCCGATGTGCTTCTGGCTGGAGACCGAAAGCGTGGTGAACTGCTCGTTGTCGTCCTGCACCTGAAGTGCAGCACCATCGGTCACCAGCGCGCGATCCGGGAGGCGGATGCGGAGGGTGGAACCGATCTTGGCGCCCTCGACGGCAAAGCTGTCGTCGTACTGGCGGTTGACGTTGCGGGTAATGACAAGGTTGTTCTCCAGAATCTGGAGAGCCTTGCGGGTGATCATGTCAATCGTAAGAAGTGAGTTAGCCACGAGTATTCCTCAAAGTTAGCGGTTGCGTGCCTCCCAGTTCTTTCGCATCCGTGATTCCTCTGCCGCGATCCAATCCGAGGTACTCATTGTTTTGATGGAGCGAGGATCGGTCGTATCGTAGGCGGGGGATGTTCCCCGTGGAACCACAGGCGCGATAGGTGCTGGAGCGTTGGTTGTCTTTTTGACCGGCACGGGCGCGGCGATGATTTTCGCCTCAATCCTGCCGATCTCCTTGGCCTGCAAAAGCGGCGACATGCGGGAAATGCGCTCGGCCTCTTTGATGTTTGAGCCGAGGTAGTACGCCACATCAGGGCCGATTTCAGACGCCCGGATGGTTTCAGCCATTACTTCGGTGATCGGCACCTGGGCGTTGTAAGCGACTTCCTTAAAGTCCGCGAACTTGTCCAGTGCCTGTTCTTCACGCTCGTAATATTGCGCCAGAAACTCTGACTGCTGACGTTCGGCATCTCGCTTGTAAACAAGCTCGTCTGCCTTACGCGCAGCCAACGCTTCAGCGTAAGCTTCTACCGACTCAAACTTGTCCAGAGACGGAGCTTCAACTACCGGCGCTTTTGGCGCCTGTGGCTGCTGCCGTTCCCACTTGCGTTGTTCTCTCGCAAGCCTCTTACCAATCAGGGCGTCTACTTCGTCTTGCGTAAACGTCTTGACTTCCGGCGGGGTGCTTTCAGGTTCAGGGGTAGCCGTTACCACCTGTTCCGGCGCGGTAGTCTCAACCGCTACTTCGGGGGCAATCTCGTCGTTCATCTTGATTCCTTGGAATCCCTGGTCAATCGGGCCAGTACAAATAAATGGTATGCGACTTGTGGCACAAGTGCAACTAATACGAGGTTCCTATCCGGTAAGCAACGTATTAACCCCTCATCCGGGTAACCATGTCCTGAAAAGACGCAACCTTAGCGTTAAAAGCCGCGCGTTCTACGGCAAGTTTGTCCGCAGCGTCAGCCAACGCCTGCTCCTTGGCGGCGGCGGCAGACTCTCGGGCGTCAACATCGCGCTCGCGGCCGGCAACCGCTGTCTCCCGTAAAACAAGCACCGCACGGGCGTCAGCCTCTATACGGTCAAGCCCCTTCGCGCGCGCATCCAAATCAGCGGCCTTGGCCTTGCTCTTGGCCTCCGCTACCTTGGCGTCAGCGATCAGGCTAGTCGCTTGCTCCTTGGCTTCGGCAAGCTCTGCCGCCGCCGCCTCACGATCTTTCAACGCATCGTCAACGGCAATCATTGCGCCCTGGCGCTTGCTCAGTTCGTCGCGCAATTCGGTCAGACGAGCTAAGTCTAACGGAAGCTGCTTGGTGTAGTAGTCCACCGGGTCAAAAGCGGCGGTATCGTTGGCCATGCTAGGCATGATGCACCCTTACGCGTAGTAGCTAATGTTGAGGATGGCGCTTGCTGTCTGCTGAATGAAGCGAATCCGCGAGAGATCCCCGTCATACTGCAAGGTCACACCAGAAGCCAGCGGCATACCGACCGCCGTAGTAGGGTCGGTGCCGTCATCGCGCCAACGAACGGCAGCTCCCTCGGGGGTAATGAGGGCAAGCGTCGGCTTAATCGACAGCCCGTTAGCATCCCGCGCGGGAACCGTTAGCGAAACCGCACCGGACATCGAAGTTATCTGCTGGTATCCGATGCAGGAAGTGATTGCTTTGAGATTGATCGCCATAGTCAGATTCTCCTGCGTTCTGTAAACGAACGCAACTCTATGAAGTATATGTCAGCCGCCACAGGCGGTGGAGGGGGGCCGCCCGAATATATCAGGTCGGCGTTGTTGCCAGTATACGAGTACACACCCCCGTCCGCAGCCAAGCTAAACGCCCCGGCGGTCGTATACGTCAGCGTGGCATTGTTGCCGCTATACGAGTAAACCCCACCCGCAGCGGTGAGCGTGTATGCCCCCGCCGCAGGTTGGTTGAATAGCAGCAGAAGGCTCATTCAGCCTCCGTCTGCATCGGCACAGCAAAGCCGCCGTGCTCGTCCTCCATCAGTTCCGTCGCTGCGCCGAGCGCGATCAGCGACGCGCCGTCAGCATCGGACACGATAGCCAACTGTCCGGCTTGCAGCACTTCGCCATACAACGCGGTGTCGAGCGCAATAAGCACTTTCATGCAAAGAACACATCGCCCACGATGTCGTTCAGCGCGACCGCGGTGTTGTTGGCGTCTGCAGCGCCGGTCACGGTTGTCAGCCCGATGCCGGTTGAAAACGCGATGCCGCCTTCAAGGGAGAACGTAATGGTGCGGCCAGCCGGGATGCCGACCGAGCGCACAACGCCCGTCCCGGCGGTCGGCGTCGTTGTCTGGTTGTGGAACTTGACGTAGACCATCGTCGCGGCATTATTCGCCAGCACGTAGCCGAGAAGGCGCCCCGCGCTTGCTTTGACGACGGTCGGGTTTGTGGTCGCCGCCGAAACCAGGTGAGTGCCCGACGCCGCGCCCGTTGCGCTCCCGCGATACTGTTGGGCGACGTCGCCGAAAAGAGCAGAGCCGGCGACAAGCGCGGGCTGGGTAAACGTTACGGTTGCTGTGCCGACCTGCGAGACCGGCAGCGGGGCCTGCGAACCGAGCGGCCGAACACCGGCGATGTAAGTCGGGACGTTCGCGTTGTCCTCGATGGAACAGAAACCGATTGTCCAGGTCGTCGTAGAGGCCGGTGCTGTCGAGCCGTTGAACAGCCAGATGAACCAGTAAAGCTCTACGTCGTCTTCCGGGGTTGCTTCGACGCGAGACGCGCGAGAGGTCGCCGTCGGCGCTGTCGACGACGCAACAAGCGTGTCGGCCCAGTTGACGTTCCGTCCGTCAGCATAGACCTGCATCACATGACCTGGTGAGGCGGTCGTGTTATTGGCCGCCGTCGTGTCGCCGCTGCTCCACCCGTTGCGCTGCGCGTCAACTCCAGAAGCCGTGGCCGTCGTGCCGCTGTACGAGGAGCGGATAAAATTCCACCCGAACAGGTCGACCGTGCATGAGCCGGACGCCGGCCAGCCCGCAACCGTGAACGTGATCGTGTCAACCGTGGGCACCGATGCAATGGCATAGCGACCCGGGACGCCGTTTGCACCAGTGATCGCGCCGACGTACATCGACTGGCCGACATTTGCCGCCGTGAAACCGTGCGCGGTTTTTGTGACCGTGATGCTCGTCGCGCTGTTGATCGTAGTCGACAGGCCCTCGCCGATACTGTCAGCCAGCAGCATCACAAAGTTCTGGTTTGCGATGCGTTGCGAGAGGATTGTCTTGTGACGCGCGGTAAACGCTCCGCGCCACGACTGGACGGAGCGCGCGAGGTATTCGCTGTTCGCGGTCGTGCCAGTCGTAAGCAAAAGGCTGCCCGAGGCCTGGGACACGCCGACGCCCGTCCCCGCTCGGCGCTGCGTAAATTTGTCGGTCTCCATGAGCGCTGAGCCAACTTGGCTAAACGACGCAGCCCAAATATCGGCCGGCGCCTGCCGAACGACCGCGCCACCGTCACCGAACAACGGGTGGTTCGTCCGAACGCGCATATGCGTGGTCGAGCCGTCAAGCCCGTCCGACATTTTCATGCGTTGGTATTGGTTGCCACTTACATCGTCAGTTGCAACCGATTCGCCAGTACCCGGCAGGATTACGTTGTCGGTCATAGTTTTTAACTCAGGGTGATGGCAGCGCCGGTAAAGTCCACGGTGAAGGTTTCGGCGTTCGCCATTGTGATTGACGAGCCGTAATCCCACCATCCGACGAGCGGGTCACTCGCTACCGTGTCGTCGTACAGCACGACATACTGAAACGGGCCGACAGCGCCGGTGGCAGTCATCACCAGATCCGCAAGGACGAGCGTGTAAGTGCCGCCCGTCTGCGAGGAGCTGGTCGTCGAGACATTGCGCGAGGACAGGTTGGTGTAAGAAATCTGCGTGATGTCGGCCAACACGCTGTTACCCGCGACCGGCGAGGTGTTTGACAAGGCAATGACAAACTGGTCGGAGCCGAGGTTCGCCGCCTCCGGCATATTTTCAGCCCATGCCTGGAACTTGTTGTAGGTAGCCATTAGGCTAAAAACCTCAGTAAAAGTTAGTGAAAAACCGCCGCGTTACGGCGCTATCATACCTTGCGGCGGTAGCTCTACAAGCATTGGCACGGTCAGCCATCAACAGTTAAGTTAGCTCCAAGGGAGCGCGTCCACATAGACCTGAAGCTTGCAGACGACTCGATTGTGGGTCCAGTCGCACGATGGTACCCCGTGAGTTGTGCGCCAACATTCTCCGGTGCCTTTGGCACACTTGGCGGCGGTGCTTTCGTCACACACGCGGAGGCGCTCGGCACGCTCGTTTCGGTAGCGGTCAAGGTCAGGACGCGAATACAGCTTTTTCCGTAGCCGACTTTCAGGGTCGAGGAATTGGTAGTCACGGTTGCCGCTGTCGCCCATGGGCCTGCCTCAGAGCTTGAAAGTTCAATGCGGTAACCCGTTCGACCAACGAGAGGCGTGCCATCTGTATTGGCCGTTACATGGTCCCATTGGACTTTGAGGTCCGTAGTGGCCGCAGTTTCAGGAAGGATCTCAATAGCAGACATCAGCGGATTATCCGCAGCGCCTTTGCTCAGGACAATACTGACCTTGCCAGCAACGGGCTTGATGTTCGTCCACTGCTCGACATGGGCAGCGTTCGCGCCCACGCGGGCGAAGACATCAATCGGCCCTCTGACCTGCCCGTTGACAGAGGCAGACCAAACCCGAGCACCTACCCTTTGCGTATTCGGCCAAGTATCTGCGCTATGCAACCGCACGGTGTAGGTCTTGCCTTCCTCAACAGTGAAGGCGTAGGTAGCAGTCGTTTCGTACCAACGAGCGGTCTTGAAGACCTGTGGGGAGTCCGTTCCCTTGACCGTAGAAACAGTAGCGCCCCCTTCTGGTTGCCCGAGGTTAAACGTGTCCGCTGCCCACACCACACCGGCAGGCTGCGTAACCGCAGGGCCGCCCACGTTAACTCTAATCTGTGCATTCGCCTTAGCAAGGAACAGAAACGCGGCCAGCGCAAGGATAAACACCCCGGCCTTGATTAAGGAGAGCGGGTCTTTCATGCGGCCATAAGCTCCAGGTTGGCTTTCAATCTTGGATCGTGCGGCGCGTGAGCCAGCGCCTGTTTGGCGTATTGCTCGGCTAATTTAGGCTGGCTCATGTTCCACGCGGCGATCGAGGCCAGGTCATACGGCTTGGCGCCCCACACTTCGGGGTCGGCCATGTAGACCCATTCGCGGTGCGTGATCGTCAGCGCCGTTAGCGCGGCGCCGTAGCACTCCGGCCAGCGAGATTGCACATAGGCTTCTTCCGCTAAGTCGCACCACGGTTCGCGGTATTCAGGCGACTCCGCGCACGCCTTGCGAAACCATTCAATGGCCGATTGACGGTCATTCTTGGCAGCGTAGGCTTTGCCTATGATTCGCATCCCGTAGGCGCGCTCCTGCCGCCATGTAGCACGGGGGAGCGCCAAGTACCGTTTGACTTGCTTGATGGCCTCGTCCGGCTGCCCCGCAAAGAAAAGCTCCCTGGCGTAGTAGAACGCATTGCGGTCGCAGTGCGGGTCTTCCTCGATACTGATACGCAGCAGGTCGAGATACTGGCCGCGAGACTTGGTTTCGTCAGGCTTGTGGACCACCAGCAGCTTGTGAATGTCCTGCCAGACCTCAGTCAGGCGATCAGGGACGATCCGCTCATGGCAGGGGTGGTGCCACCGGTAACCCGACCTAGCGTGGATCTTCTCCGAGTAGAAGGTGATCCCGTGACCCCAGTCAAACAGATACCGCAGGCGCGTAGTACCGGCGGCCCATGCCTTCTCGACATCTTCCCGCCAACCCGGTTGCAGGATCTCGTCCAGATCCAGACTGACGCAGATGTCGGCGTCCACCAACGCCAACGCGGCGTTGCGGGCGTCGTCGAATCGCCACGGGGAAATATGAATGTGATGAACCGTCGCGCCATGCGCTTTCAGCAGGGCTACCGTGTCATCCGTGCTGCCGGTATCACAAACCACGATCTCATCGGCGTCTTTCGCCGCTTGGCAGAACCGAGCGACAAACTGCGCTTCGTTTTTGCAGATCGCGTAGACGACGATTTTCATGCGATGAACGATGCCTGGGAGATTCGCGGGACATTGGCGTTGACTGTGCTGCTGTAGTTGGTCATATCGTTCCGACCGTAAGGATCAAGTTCCCCCGCGTCACGGCCATCACAGGCCCAGTAAGCGATGATGGACTGAGGTCGAATCCGAGTCGGAATCAGCCCTCCAGCAAGCTCCAGCACTTCAGCATCCGCCAATGCGACGTTCCAGATCGTAGCGTGCGCGATGTTGCCAGCGATGCCGGCGTTTACTCCCGCATTCCATGCGTTGATGGTCGTGCGGTTCATGCCGGAAGGGAATGTAAAACTGGTTGTTTTTGTCCCTTTGCCCCCGCCGTTTAGAAATGCGGCGTGGCTGGTTGCGCTAGCCTCGACAGCGCACGCATGAAACCAAGTATTTACTGGCCTAGTTGTGGAAGTGTAGGTGTCGTTTATCGTTCCAACTTTTCCAGTGTTATCCAAAAACAGCGGAATTCTGGTGCCGGAGGCGGTTGTCCCACTGGTCGAGCAATTCATTAAAAACGGGAATGACGTAGATGTGCCGTCGTCATAGACCCAGCAGGCCATCGTGTACGGATAACCCGTAACTACCGCGCTAGTTCGCTCTAGCCGCTGCAAGCTTGAGAACAAGCGAGACATGTTTAAGCGGCCAGGTATTCGACAATGACAAACATCACCAGAGCATCCCCCGCCATAGTGTCTCCAGCTTCGGCGGTCTTGCGGGCGATACGAAGGGTCAAGTCATCCATCGTTGCCAGAGAGTCCAAATTGGACACCGTAACCGTAGCCTCAACCGGGCCGTGAGTCGTAGCAGACGCCGTTGAAGTTGCGCTCAACTGCTCCGTAGCAAATGCCTTGGTCTCCATGTTGGTGGCATCGCCAGCCGATACCGCAGCGATGGACGCCCCCCACACCACTCCGCCAGAGGTTGCCGTATCGGCATACCAGCGGATACGAACGGTCAAGTTGCCGCTCGCATAGTTGCGCGCAATAAGCCGGAAGTACACCGTTTCCGAAGTGCCCGTGTCAAACGCCAGCGTGTTGATCGGGAAGTTCGTTCCCATGAAGCTGGCGAACTGCGCGTAGTTGGAAGTCGGAAACAGCGCGCTCTCAATGGGAAGCGTCAGAATCGTGTTGGTCGCGCCGCCCGCCGGGCCAGTGGGTCCGGTAGGGCCGGTAACGGTAGATGCAGCGCCAGTCGGCCCCGTGGGGCCAGTCGGGCCAGTCGGGCCAGTCGGGCCAGTCGGGCCAGTCGGGCCAGTCGGGCCATCAGCGCCACCCGGTCCTGTAGGGCCAGTGACCGTAGAAGCAGCGCCCGTGGGTCCAGTCGGGCCGGTAGCGCCAGTCGGTCCTGTGGGGCCTGTGGGGCCTGTGGGGCCTGTAGCGCCGCCGCCAGGGCCGGTAGGCCCGGTTGGGCCTGTTACGCCACCGCCCCCTAAGCTGGACGCTGGGACGCGGTAAGTGACGCCCGTGCGAGCAATAGGGATCTGGTCAGTACCTACCGCTGCGGTGCCATCCGGCAAATCGCTGATCTTGACACCGCTCATAGAAAACCCTCAATGCTCACGTTAGACCGTTCTAAACAGCTTAATTTTAACCTGTTCAGCAGCCACTCTTATAAAAGCGCCTCGCCTCGGTTCATGTCGCCGCTAATCAAATCCCCGGTCTCGATAGCCGCCGCCAGTGTGCCGCGTATGATGTCCTGAATCTGATCCTCGGTCATGCCCGCCTGCGTAGCGCTGATGCGCTTCGTCTCGGCGTCGTACTTCTTGATCTCCAGTTCCTGGGCTTCCATCGACTGCTGCACGCCCTTGAGCATCTGGTGCATCTGGTCAAGTTCCTGCGACATCGCCTGCATCTGCTGTTCAGCGGCCTGGAGCGCGGGAGACTTGTCATTGTCCTCGGTAAGTTTAGGATCAATAGTCTTGGCGAGGCGTTGAGATAGCTCCTGCGCTCCAGGCCAGTCCATGTGCTTGACGAACAGGTCGCCAGCAATAGCCCACAGTTCGGGA